TCATCTGTTTGGGTCAAACGATTCTAATCGGTCTGCTGCTGCTCGACTAATAATGTCGGATGCGTGTAGATAGATGTCTGCTGTAGTTCCGATTTTGGTATGTCTTAATCGTTCTTGCATTGTCTTCAGGTCTGCCCCTGTTTCTCTTAATAGCATACCAGCGGTATGACGTAGACCATGTAATTTTACATGCGTAAGATTATGCTTTTTGAGAAACTTACGCCAGGTAACGGTAGGGGTGGTGGGGTAGTACATTACACCTTGACCACCATGAAATACATATTGTTTGTCTTCACCTTTCCATTCTTTGCAGCGCGCCGCTTCTTTTCTCCATTCTTTTTCAAAAGCATTGAGCTGGTCCATATACCATTTTGGCATTGCAATCCACCCCTCACTTTCCTCAGTCTTAACCTCACCTTCGATTTTTTCACCCAGCTCGTTAAAGGTTATCTGTTTATCAATCCAAATCGCTTGGTTGTCATAGCTTACGTCAGGCCACTCTATAGCCAGCAGTTCGCCCCGTCTAAAGCCTCCAAGCATAGACCCTGTGAAATATAACCTCCATCTGTCAGGAAGGCTGTACAGGGCTGCTAGGAGCGTCTCAACCTCAGTAGTGTTGTACGACTTCTTGACGCTGCGCATTGCCTTCTTTTCTTTTTTTCCCGCTCGGGGGCGTTGTACACCCTCAATAGGATTTTTAGTAATCACTTCCCACGTGAATGCTGCGTCGAAGATGGACTTCGCTGCTTTGAAGATATTTAGCTTTGTATTTGTTGCTAATTCCTTACCCTTTTCCCTTTCAAATCTGCAAAAAACGTGACTAGGTGCAATGTGGTGATTTTTTCAATTACCACATTACCAAACTCAGGCATTAAGTAAGATTCAATGTACCACATGTTAGTTTTTAGAGTGTATTCTCCCATGTTTTTGTCAGCGTAACCCTTTTTCCAGATCGGTACAAAATCGCTAAATGTGACTTTCTCAGCCTTCTTCGCTTTACCAGCTTCAACCTTTTTAGCCCATTTCGCTAATTCAAGTGTAAGCCACTGCTTTGTTTTCCGCTCCGACTTAACAAGTTCTTTTGGAACCTCGACGGAAATGGACCGTTTGGGTTTATTTACTTTTGATGGATCACGGGCAACTAATTTGTACTTGTTACCCCCTAAGTGCTCTGTCCATGCCATGTTCTTCTTCCTTTCTGCTATTTATTAAACACCAACAATTTCCATTTACATCTAAATCACCTCCTTTAAGGGAACATATGTTCTGTTTTTGGACGTGCAAAACCGCATCGCAACGACGAGATTGCGAAGGTCACACTTTTAACTCTACGACGCCTAACGGGTCAAAATAGATTATATGCCTTTCATCAGCTTGAACCGATAAACCAAATTTTTCAGTATATCGATCAATTGCAGCCTGAAGAAACTCTTCTGTTACCCCCAGGTATTCTGCCAGATCATAGCGGCCTGATATTCGGGCATGATGGGCTTGAATGATGCCATTAAGAGGTATCAGGCATTGGTACGCCCATTGCCTAGCGCGAAGTTCTTGTTTTCGTTTATGTATGATGTTTTGATCAAGAATATCGCCGAAACTCGTGTGATGGTGTCCAAGCTCTTCTGAAAGTATGCAAGCTTTTTCGATAATAGTCGAAATTCGTGTGTCTATGAGAATCAACCCGTCGGAATAGAAACCTTTGTTTCGCCCCCGTAATTGCTTCTCGATAATCTCAACGTTCGATTCACGAGCCTTGGTGGATAGAGTTTCATAGTTGTAGGATACCATCACGTCACTCCTTGTTCTTCCTAAGCTGCCTTCTTAGTTTTACTAATTCTTTAAATTCCTCAATGTCCTGAAGTTCTTCTTCTGTCCAGTCTTCTCCATCATGATGGGCTGCTATAGTTTCCACATCAGGATTTGCATATAAACCAGACTGACCCTTCATTTCAACTTCCAAGTCTATAAACCTTCGAACATCCGAATTTACCAAAATATAATCAGAGTTGATCCCAAATAAATTGGCCATATCTTTTACAACGTTGCCAGGTGGAATGGTTCTTCCCGACTCATAGTTTGAAATGTTAGTTCTGTTCATCCCTAGTATTTCACCTAGTTTTTCTTGAGACCAACCCTTGAGTTCTCTTTCAGTTCTAATCCGTTGCCCCATTGTTTTTTTCTCTTGTTCATTCACATTTACACACTCCATGTCAAAAAAATATTAAAATGTGTTGCGCCAATTTAATTGACGTGATATATTGGGTGTACGTCAATTAAATAAACGTCATTCAGGAAGGTGGTGAGCTAAATGAAACATGATACTCCTGTTAAACGTATGGCTTTCAAGAATCGTCGAAAATTTTTCAACTTGACTCAACGGGAAGTTGCTAATGCTGTGGGTGTGACAGAAAATCACATCCGACATATTGAAGCTGGCAGAGCTAACCCAGATGCTAAACTACTTTTCAAGTTGGTAAAGTATTTGAAGACCACTGCTGAAGAACTATTTCCTGACTTAGCAGAAGTTGAGATTGAGCCTGCAGGCTCAATCTAATTAATAACCCGTTAATGGCTATTATACACCGTCAATTATATTGACGCAAGGTGTTGTTTTAAATTACTTATTTTTTTAAATCCAACGTCAATTAAATTGACGATTAAGTAGGTGCTTGAATGCCGTCAACCACAGATTTCATTGAGGCTCTACGAGTGGAGATCAAGCAGGAACTGAGAGACCAGATTCTTTCCGAACTTAAACCAGACATCGAACGACTGCTATATGCCAATGTGTTCGACTTTGCTGGGGCTTGCAGGTATCTGAAAGTTTCGGATTCGACGTTACGGCGCATGGTCAAAGACCGTGAGATTCCTTTCATTCGAAATCGAACGTTAATTCATTTTCGCCAGATTGCACTAGATAAATGGTTGGAAGACAAGGAACAATCAAATTGAACAAAACACGAAAGTGATGGATTGCCGCTTAGGAACAGTGTACTGGAATAATGTAACAAAGTACTGTAAAGAATCGCTATGAATTTAATCGGAAGGAGTATTTTATGATCCAACTGGTATTTATCCAAAAAGGACAAGCCGTAACAGATAGCCTTACTGTAGCTAAGGTGTTCGGTAAAGACCATGACCATGTAATGAGAGATATTCGCCAGCAACTTAACAAGCTTCAAGAGGCAGGGGAAGCAGAATGGGGTGTCTCCAACTTTGGGGAAACCCAGTACCAACATCATCAAAACAGACAATGGTACCCAAAATTCGATATGACAGAAGATGCTTTTGCAATTGTGGCAATGTCATATACGACTCCAGAAGCCATGAAGATGAAAGTTAAGTTTCTGGCAGAGTTTAAGCGTATGCGGCAGCAGCTACAGACCGCAGCCGTGGACACAACCCAACTCAGTCCTATACTCCAGCTTCTTATCCAACAGGAACAGCAGCAGAAAGCAATCATTGAGCGTCAGGATGCGACAGACAAACGTGTTGCTGTAATACAGGAAACAATTTTGCAGCGTGACGACGATTGGAGAGACAAGCTAAACGGGATGCTTAATGGAGCTGCTAGGCGTTCAGGTGGATTGTTTCAAGACCTACGAAGAAGAAGCTATGAAATGTTGGAGAGTCGGGCCAAATGTGATCTTAACCGCCGACTGCGTAACCTCCATGAACGGCTCCGTGAGTCTGGCGCAACCAAAACCAAGATATCCGAAACAAACCGTCTTGATGTGATTGAGGCCGATCAGCGGTTAAAAGAGATTTACACCACAATTATTAAGGAATTGTCCATTGGGACACTTTCCTAAAAGGAGTGAATGTGAATGTTCTGCGTACAACAACGGTTAAACGAGCTTGAGAACATGTACGATACATTGGCAAATAATCCAGCTTGGGTGCATCCCGAAGTATCGCAAGCATCTTTTGGATGGATGCTTAAAGAGATTTTGGACTTACGCGCCGTGCTAGGTATCGTCTGAGGGGGGTGACACATTGGAAACACGCTTAATACCTGTAATAGATGCTTCTGGCTTGCGAAGTTACAAGGAAGTGCCAGGGGGAACGTTTTTCGAGGCGGCGCAATTCGTGAACGGACTGCTTAATAACGGCGAACGTCTGGATATAGAATTGCTTGATTTGACTGCACGAGAAATTGATGTTCTTGAAAAACAGACTGAATGCAATCTTATTCGGCAACAGATTGGAGAAATAAGCATTAAAAAGTGTGCAGCTATAGCAGCCAACCGTAGTCCACGTTTGTATCTTAAGCAGCTCAATGGATTGAGCGTCAAGCTGTGGCGATTAGAGCGGGAAATAAAACAAGCCTGTCCATAATGGACAGACCCATAATCGTGCTACCAACACGATTGCTTCACAAAACAATTACCGGAATTATAGCACACATTTAATTTTTTGAAAATAGGAGTCTCACGCATGGACATTAAGGAAATCAAACAGTACATCCATGACATACAGCGTCTTCGGGATACAGCAGAGTCGTTCACTGACGATTCACCGGGTGCATTGGTGCGAAAGGTTGAATTGCTGACGCAGGCGCATACGTTAATGGGGCGAGTATCCGCCTATATGAGCGGCAGGCATATGCAAACCTATAATTTGCGAAAGCGAGTTTATGCCGAAACCATGCGAGATACAACCGAGAGGAACAAAAAGGTTGCGGCAGAACTGGCTGTGTTGGATATACGGGATACCGAAGCGGAAGATTTCGAGCGGATGCATTTATGGAAAAACGAATTTAAGTCGTTGGCTGAATACCTGTATGAACTGCGCTTGAGGCTCCGTGTTGATATGCATATAGGGGGTGGTGGTTCGTGACTTTACCTTTTCAACCGTACAGTAAAAAGCAGCAAACCAGCAGTAAACGTATCAGGCATACGCAACGCCAGAAAGGCGACATAAGCAATACAGTAGATCAGCAGCTAAAAGAACGTTCTGCTGGATTATGTGAGCTATGTGGTAAAGCTTGGGCAGAGGAAAGGGCGCATTTGACCGGGCGGGGTCATATTGATGAAAAAACGAAGGTCACTGACCTTATCCATGTCTGCATTCCCTGTCATCGTTGGTTGGACGGTACGCAGGATGGTATACGATCAAGGCGTTTTATGGCGGCAGCTATTAACGCAGTGTTGGACCATTATGTCAGGAACTTCCCGGAACTTCCCGGAACTTCTAAGAATAATCCAGAATCGAAGGGAAGCGTTAGGGATGGCTGAAAAAAGGATGATATCTAAGGTTATATCCATTTCAGAAAAAGTTAATGAACTGCCGGACATATTTGACATGTTGCTGTTCACATGGATGATTCCTCATACAGATGATTTTGGACGTTTAGCAGGATCGCCAGCTAAAGTTAAAGCGCTGGTGGTTCCTATGTTGGACAAGCTGGTTTCTGATGTGAAAGAGTCTTTGCACCGTTTGCAGTCTGCTGGCCTTATTGAATGGTATGAAGCTGATGGTCAAAAGGTGGTTCAAGTGGTCAATTTTGAAGCACATCAACAAGGATTGCATAAACGGACACGCTCAAAATTTCCTGACCCTCCTTTGGACTTTCCCGGAAGTTCCGGGAATTTCCCAAATATTCCTCTAGAAGAGAACAGAAGAGAAGAGAACAGAACTGAACAGAAGGGAAGGGAAGAGAACGGAACAGAACAGATTTCTGGTAGTAGTCTTCCTGAAATTGAGAATAACCCTTTTAGATTATTTGAAAATGAAGGCTTTGGAACAATCAGCCCTCTTATAGCCGATGAAATAGCAATCTTAGAAAAGGACTATGGTAACCGCTGGCTATGTGAAGCTATGAAAAAAGCCGTAGTTGCCGGAAAACGCAGTATGTCATATGTCAACGGCATTCTAAAAAATTGGAAGGCTGAGGGTATAGACGAACCTTGGACCAAGGAGAAGCCACCGAATAAAGGCGGTGGTAGGAGCGGTAAGCAGCCTATTGATATTGTTAAGCCTTCTCCAGAAACCGAACAGGAAGTTTCCGACGCTGAATTGGAAGAGTTAATGCGCCTGGCTGAACGTATGGAAGCAGGCAAGCAAGGGGGCAGCCAACGTTGACGCCAAAACAATATATGTCAGAGCAGTCGGATGAATATCTTTTCCTAATTGCCATGAATGACTTATTTGATTATGACATTAGGATTCATGCCCACATCGAATTGCTGAGGCGGAAGGAGGTATGCAGAGTGGCAAGAAAATACGCGCCAGATGATTGGGAAAAGCGTCTTATGAAGCTTGGCAAGTTAACGCGCACAATTCATATAGCTTGTGAGGATTTAGACTTTATTTGGTCAACTGACGACTTAGCAGAGTTTAGGGACATGTGGCGTAGGGGATTTAGCATTGAGGAAATACGTGAGTATTTTGACCGGGAAAGCTGGCATGAAGTAATTATTATCGCATTGGATCAAATACGATGGGGTTACATCAAGCCACGTTCTAACATGCTTCAAGTGGAGGGAGTAAAGGCATGACAATATACGGAAACAGGGGAATGGGGTTTGAAGGGCTAATTGATTTTTCAAACGAGCGCTATGAGCATCTTAATTTGGCGGTGATCAATAAGCGCCCTACGCCAGTTAAGGTTACCAAGAGTAAGGGGAGCAAGGTCCTCGCTGGATATTTTGAAAAAGCGTCAACGGTGGATTATGACGGAGCATACCGGGGCCGAGCAATTGCATTTGAGGCAAAGTCTATTCAGACAATGCCCAACTTTCCTCTTAAAAAATTTAGAAGAGCATCAATATGAATATTTGGAGCGTAGTCACCGGATCGGCCGGGCGATAAGCTTCCTGATAATTGAGTTCACAGCTTTTAGAGAGACGTACTTATTACCCTTTCAGTCATTGGCTTTTTTCTGGCGTGAGTACAAAGGGAAGGGGCCGAAGTCGATCAGCAAAGACGACCTGAATATTTACGGTTACTTGGTCCCTACTGGACGTGTCCCAGTTGATTACCTTAAAGCAGTAGACAAAGTATGGTTTGTTGATTAGGCCCCGGTATGGACAGAGGCCGCAGCCCTCCACAGCCGTAAAACCAAACGTATGTGCTTATAAATTAATATTATGGAGGTTATTTACATGTATAACTATGTGGAATTGAGTAATTTAGTCCAGGGTGGATTGCAAGAAAAATTTAATAAGGAGTGGGTGCGCGTCACGAAAAATATTGACGACCCTAATACATCCGCAACGGCTGCGCGTAGCATCACAATAACCGTAACACTTAAACCGGATGCAAAGCGGAAAACCATTAATTCTACAATTGCCACCAAGTCAACTATCGCACCAGATAACCCGTTGGATACAACCTTTATCCTGGGTACGGACAACGCTGGAAATGTGGTAGCAAAAGAATTGCTTTTTGGTGAAGAAGATCAAACGTTTTTTGACAACGAAGGTACTGTTCGCACTGGAACGGGGGAACCTGTTGACCAGAGTACCGGGGAAATAAAGCCACGTACAGGCAACGTAGTCAGCTTCACATAATAAACAACTAAAAATTGGGAGGAATTATAAATGATTAAGGAAGCAATGCAATATATCGCAGCTTTGGCAAGCAAGGAAATTAAAGAGGTTGGCGGACAAATGTTTTCTACTGGTCAATTAAACACGATTGAAGAACCAACAACTACCACGTTGAAAGTTAACACTCTTTCCGCAATGGTCACGTATCTGAAAGAAAACTATGACAAGGTAGACCCCGTGTTGGTCCATGTACTTAGTGAAACTGACGTACGAGTCCTCAGCACCTTCAACCGAGACAAACGCCGCAACGTGTTGGTAAATGCATCCGCTGTGCTTCCAGATATTAATTTTGAACGCTTCATGGATGTAGAGAGCTTCAACATTCAATTGCAAGCCTGCTTTGTCAAAAACGATGATCGGGATGTTGTGTTGAAGCTAGTAGGAAACGTCAAGGAAGAGACAGGAAATACCTATGCAGACGATGGGATAACGCAACAGGTAACAGCGAAAAGCGGTGTCGCCAGTCTTGAAAAGGTGACAGTTCCCAATCCTGTGAGCCTGAAACCGTTTAGGACGTTTATTGATATCCCACAACCAGAATGTAGCTTTGTGTTCCGTTTGCAATCCGGCCCCCGTGCTGCGCTGTTTGAGGCTGATGGAGGCGCGTGGAAATTGCAGGCTATGGCAAGTGTAAAAGAATACCTTCATGCGGAGTTGAGTAAAGAGGTTGAATCCGGTTTTGTAACCATTATAGCTTAATACATCCTTGGGGCGGCTAAGGCTGCCCCTCTACCAAGGGAGTGAGATACTTGCCAAATGCAAACGGCTGGTTAAGCCGTGATGAAGTCAGACAATTAAACGTGCCTGTGCTGATACCGGACAAGGACGCACAGCGGGGGAAATGGCACAACGGGCTTCCTCCGGCTGGAGGGGTATTGCTTACACGGACGAGCTGCGCCGCGATGAATTGCCCGGTAACGGAAAGCGAGACACCCGTAGCATACATGTACAATCCAAAACACCGCTCAGAGTACAGATATGCACCGTTTTATTTTCGGACATCGGGACAGATTCATCCAGGGAGTGAACGTGATGCCGCAGATGGAGTTTAATTTTGATCAAGCTGAGGTTGTGCCAGAAACACCGGATTTACGCAAGGGACAGGACGGGCAACCTCTTAACGGCTGTTATTACGAACGCAGCACGGGCAGCTTTGTATCTTACGTAACAGGGCGCAGGCATCATGTGTTCGACATAGAGGTTCTTAAAAAAGATTGGATGGAAAAAACCAAGCGGGAACGCTGGATAGAATAGTTCGGCCCCCAAGGGAGGACATAACACATGGGTGAGCAATTGAAAATCGTTTGTTGGGCGACAGGTTTTAAGTTCGGAAATGGAGCCTATGAGGTTCATAGCCAAGATGGTCGTTTTCAAGGATTTTGTTCTGTAGCGAGTTTGAAAGAAAAAGGTTTGGTACGGCGGATAGACCATACCAAGAAGGCGGAAGCATTTTTAAACACGGATGAAGGTCGGGCGTGGTTCAACAAGAACCGCACATTTTAGCCCCATAGGGGATAAGAAGGAGGGAACAGCCCTCCATAAGGGGGTTTCAAGCATGAACCGGATAGATGCAGTTATAGCGATTGGTGATCTACTAGAGCAAAAATGTTCCGGTTGCCCAACGCGGGACGAATTTAATCGTAAGTACGGCAGTGTTACATCCAAGTTGGATAAGCACTGCAAAATGAATTGCCCTGTAGGTCGCCAATTACAAGACTATGGAAAGCAGCTCGGCAGAAAGGGCGATGAACATGGAACGGATTATCTACGTCGCCGGGGTAAACCGGAAGCACCTGGCAGAGCAGGCCAGCAGCGTACCGTACTGGCTCCTGAGTGCGACCCTACTGCGAAAGTACCCCAGTTGGCTTGAGCCATACATGCGGAATCGAGCGGTGATATGGGACCCTGGGACGTTTACTGAGGATTGCATATCTTATCAAGGCTATCGGGCCTATATCGACCGTCACGCGAAGTCAAAGCACATGTACATGCAGTATGACGAGATTGGAAATCCCGAAGCAACAGCCTGGTACCTGCAGGATATGAGGCGGCGCGGATACAATCCGGTACCCATTTTGCAACCCGGGGGAGATACGAGGTTACTGCAAACGGAACAACTGGTATTCATCGGTGGGACCGTGCGAATGTCTGAGGAAGAACGAATTCGTTACCTTGATGGCTTACTGTACGGCCCTGTCCGTGCCCATGTGCATTTGCTAGGTATGATGCTACCCAAATGGTTTGCCCCGTACAACGCTGCTGTCCAGGGAGACAATACAAGCTGGATTCCCAGGAGCGAATGGAATCGGCGCAAGACTGTAGCGGAGTGGATGCAGGAATACGGCAAGCAATGGATACCACCCGAGCCAAGACGTTCGGTGCAACTGGCACTATTTTAAGGGGGATACACCCCCTACTACCTATACCAAAGGAGAGATATACAATGTCCATCGAAGCACATCGTTGTAATGCTGCTGGATGCAAAGGGTTCGTCCTTTTTGAAAATGCTGATTTTGATTTTAAGGATATTCCTACGGATGAAAAACGAGGCGTGTACGCATTCGGACACCCTACATGCAGTGAATGCGGAAAGGAATTTTTAATTGTGCCTCATTATGTTGTCATTGATGTAAAAAGCGATGATTTTAGCGATTCCGAACAAATAGAATCTGCATGTATAACCGCTTGGGAGAAGCGGGAGAAAGAGCGCAAGTATGAGGCATAACAGCCTCTTACCCTACCCAATACAAATATCAAAGGAGCGAATGAACGTATGCAAAAAGTTTGGTTGATTTGTAAAAAAGACGGTAAGGCATCGGGTTATTTGATGTATGAACAAGACGTTGAAGGGTATGTGAATGCACTTCGGGACAGGGGATTTGAAAAATTTGAAATCTGTAATCCTGTCTACGGTATCGACAACCAAGGTAGGTATGAGATATCCACCCTATTACCATACACTCCTATATATAAGGAGAGTGAGTAGGTATGAGCAGCAATTGGATCGGAAGACCATCACCCAAAAGCCAGCGTGTGGGTACAGGGTGGTTTGCGGAGTTGGATAGAGCTTACACCAGCAAAGACGGGCAATACGCTGTCATGACGCGTCCAGTGGAAACAGAGTGGGGGCAAGTCATTCACGCTTGTATCCGCAATTTGAACGGGACTGACATTACATGGGCTGAAAAGCAACGTATCAAGGATGAACTATTGGGCGAATGGCGGACGGCTATTGAGGTGTTTCCAGACTCCAGATAATTAGTTGATGAGGCAAACATGTACCATCTTTGGGTGATACCAGCCGAGATGAAGTTGCCTTTCACGATCAAAGGGGAGGAAGAACAGTCATGAGTGAACGGACATATAAATTGTTGGATGGGTCAGAGTTAATTTGTTCGGAAGAAGGAATTCTGAGTCACCGTTTGGAACCGGACTTCCCAGAGATTACGACAGACCCAAATGCTGAATATATGAATCTGCTTGCCCTGGTAGACTCACTCCAGCAGCAGGTAGCAGAGTTAAAGCGCCAGCTACGCAGGTCTGATCGCGAGTGGGCCAGTGCAACAAATGAGGTTGTCAGGCTTCAGGAGCAACTGGGAGAGAGGGAACGCAAAATAGAGTGGCTTACTAACGAGTTAGGGGAGTAACCACCAATACAATACGCTCCTGCACTCTGACGGAGCGTTGGAAGGATGATAGATATGAATGCAAAAGAGAAAAAAGCCTATGACCAAGGTCGAATGGTTGAAGCTGAAATAACGTTAGAAAACTTATATAGGATTCTGGACGAAATGACTGAACAACCTCACGAAAGAAGCCACATTATTGCTTGTATTCGGGATTTAGAAAGAGATACAGGAAAAGACAGAGCTTATTTTAAGGCTCAACAAAATGCGCTTGAGGATTAAACCAATACAAGGTGTAGGACCTACACCCACTAAGGGAGGATATATAGATATGGCAAGAGTTTGCTACAACTGCAAAACAGACATGCCGCCAGAAACGGAACATTATGAAATTAATGATGAAGTATACTGCACGGATTGCGTCAAAGCCCATCCATACACATCGTACAGCTATTACATTAACGACGAGTATGTAGGCGGATCGGAAGATGATCATACACGGTATGTAGAGTCTTTGGATGATGAATATGAAGGCGAAGAGGATGGGGAGGATTAATGTTGCCTAAATTCAAACAGCTTGTTAAAATGCCCGGTCCTCCGAAAGTAGACATTGAGCAAATTCGGAAGGAGTTTGAAGGCGGTAAGGTTTCATACTGGAAGAGCGTAGCGGGGATGCTGATTGAAGAAATAGACCGGATGAAGATTATCATGCAGGAGTCGTCCGCTTCCTTATCAGAAACAATCAGGCTCTCAGACGAGCTTATAGAGGATCATAAAGCCACGGCGAGGATGTGGCGTGATAAATACATGGAGCTGCTACAGAAATATGAAGGATGAACACAACAAAGCCCCCGCAACCTTAGCAGGGAGCACGGGGGCCTGTTACTTCATTTCTCAAACCCATTATATCACAAGGGGGAATGAGGATGCTTGCAAATGAGGATAAGCCCATGAAACAACAAATGGAACCTATAGATTTAGGAGCAGCTACGCCCCTTAATTACCGTAAGTCTCTTAATCTTGCCCAACGAGCATATAGAAAAGCCAATACAGGCGATAAGAAAGTTATATCGGGTATGATATCAGATTGCGAGTTTGTGGAGGAATGGCTAGTAACTGGAAGAAGACCAGGTAATAAAAGAGGGGTTGAACGGCTGGCTGCTTACCAACGGGAACGTCCAGTAGATCCGTTAAGGATGCAGGCATATGTGCAACGCAATCATGCGGGCAGTCCGGCGAATTTATCTGAATGGCAGTTGTTTCAAATAGAAGATGCCCTATCTACGCTCAGTCCACGAGAAAGGGAATGTTACACTATGGCCCATGGACAATGCTTCTCAAGGAGCCAGATTGCTGAGTATTTGGGCATTACAAAGGACAGTGTAACGGAGTATGTGGAGAGGGCCGCAAAAAAAGTTGCTCAGGCTGTTCAAGAGAGCTTGTTTTTGTCCCCCGATTGCCACCTATAGGTAGAAACTATTTTGTGATTGTCACTAATAGTTTAATAACATAAGCAGACATGAGGGCGTAGGGTAACCGCGTCCTTTTTGTCATGCACACATAGGAGGAAAATAATATGCCTGTAAAACCACGTTTCGCATTTCTCAGTTCTGACGGTATCCTTCACTTGCACGATGAGGAGCACGCAGCACAGCACGGCAAGCATGTACAAACATCCCTTACGGACGACGAAAGTGGTTATCCGGTAATTGAGGGGCAAGGCGTAATTTACTATGCCGACGAGGATAAAGCCTACATTCATGGTAATAAGTCAAAAGGTAAACTCATTGCCACACCACCAGTGCTCAAGCAGCTTGCAGCAGAACTATTGTAGTAACTTTACAGGATGGAATGAAGAAAAAGGCGCCCGCAATGGACGCCTTAATTCATTTTATTTCACTCTTTAATTATTTTTGTTTAATACCCAAAGCATCTTTCATTGAGCTTTGAAGTAGCTGGGAAAAATTCAATCCGGCATCCCGTCCAGCATCCCGCAAGTATTGAGGTACAGTGCAGTTTACTGTGACAGATTTATTTGCTTCGGAATCCCGATAAGGTGGCAAGAACACTTCAATGTACACTATCCGGTCACTAGTATCGTTTAATTCAATGCTGTCCGGATCAGATGGACTGGGAATGTCCGTTTTTGTGTGTTCAAACTCCAATATTCGATCGACCAACATATTCTTAGCATCAACAACAGCCGTCTGAATGTCAGGGGCAAGAACGGCTGTCCCAGGAATATCAGGGAAATACAGTCCTAAACCATTATCTGCCTTTTCGACAACAGCAGGGTAAATATAGGTGTTTTTCAATTTATCTCGCTCCTTTATTTAATTATTTTTGTTTATTCGTCGTCTTCTATAAACAAAGGACGACGAGTGTCCGTACAGTGAGGTAAGCGTTTAGGGAGAAGCGCAGGGGTTAAAAGATAACCCCTGTTGTCTTCTCGATGCTCTTGAGTGTACCAATCGGTATGGTGGCTCCTTCATTGTGGAAACTGATATCCGCATAGCGTGTTGGATCATCTTTATGTTTCCACCGCTTATGACTACCGCCGCCAGTGTGTGAAGGTGAAGGCCTAAACCCTTCTCTTCTCAACCGTTTGACTAACTCTCTTACTGTTATTTGTTTCGGCATCGCTTACCTCCTTTCTATATTCTTATTATAACACGCGTTATTATGCGCGTCAACATATTATGCGCATTATTATGCGTATTAATTTGAAGGGGATAGAAGTATGACCAACCCATTCTATAAATCAAAACGGTGGAAGCGAAAGCGTGCTGCTATCCTGCGGCGTGATAAATACATGTGCCAAGAAAGCAAAAGGTTTGGAAAATCTGAATCGGCTGTCACGGTACATCACATCTATCCGCTGGAGCATTATCCAGAGCTTGCGCTAAAGGATTGGAACTTAGTATCGCTATCGGACAAGCAACACAACGCGATGCATGATAGACAATCGCATGAGCTTACAGAGCTAGGCAAAGCATGGCAGGCAAGGGTAAGGGAACACTTCGAAAGAGAGCAAGGAAATAAATTTTCTCTAAGCGAACTGACCGAATAAATTTGAAATTATTTTTTTGAAAAATATTTTTTTAGAAAGCCCCCCCTTTTTATTTTTTAAAAAATTTTATCTGGGGACCGGGCAGGGGAGCCTTTTCCAATAGAGCGGGGTCCCAAAAACTTTTTTTTGGCCTAAAAATATACAGTAAATGGGAGGTGAAGGCATGTGGCGAAGTCACCAACAAAGGAGACGATCAAGCGGGCAACTGTTGCGGATATGAAAGCACTTGGTATTCATAAACCGCAGTACAATAGGATAATTGACATTTACGCGGAACTGGTTTTTCAGTACAACACGCTGACCAAAGAGTTCGAGGAAGGTGGTTACCAGTATGAGGTAAGTACCGATCAGGGAGGCGCAAAAAAAAGCCCAATTCTTGCATCTCTTGAAACGTTGCGTAAGGACATTTTGGCATACTCCGACCGCCTCTGTCTGAATCCGAAGTCCCTCGAGACTGTAACGGTTGAAAAGAAAGGGAAATCCGCTCTTGCGGCTGCATTAAGTGAGCTTTCATGAACCAATTTAAGAATTATGATTTGGTCATGGAGTATGCCAACAGCATCATTGAGGGTAGAAAGATTGCGGGGAAAGAGATTGTTCAGGGCTGTGAACGGTTCATGCGTGATCTGGAGAACCCAGAATACGCATTTGACCCTAAAGATGCTGAATTTGTCATTGGGATCATAGAAAAGACCTTCGTCCACGATGTGGGTGAACGATTAGACGGCACTCCATTAAGTGGGGAGCCTTTTTTATTGGAGCCGTGGCAGAAGTTTATCATTTACAATCTGCTGGGGTTCTATCACAAGGGTAGTATCCTGCGTAGGTACAAAGAAGCCTTCATTTTCATTCCGCGCAAGAACGGAAAGACGCGGTTTGTGGCTGCATTGTCTTGGGCGCTGGCATTACTGAATCGACGTTCTGGTTCAAAGATTTATATTGTCGGCGCGGCGCTCGAGCAGTCGTTGCAAAGTTTCAACTTTATTAATTACAACTTAGACAAAATGGGAGAGAAAGAAAATTTTCGTGTTCTGGACAATAACCAAGAGCATAGCATAAGCGGCGATTTGGGCGATGGTACTCTGTACATCAAGGCATTAGCCGCTAACCCGGACAAGCAGGATTCTTTGATCTGTAATATTGCCATTGCTGACGAGCTACACGCTTACACTAAGCCGAAGCAATATAACATCATCAAGGAGGCCATGAAGCCGTATTCCAACAAGTTAATGATCGGTATTACTACTGCTGGCGATAACATGACAACCTTCTGCTATCAGCGGTTGCAGCTTTGCAAAAAAATACTGGATCAGACGGTACAGGATGAAACTTATTTTGTGTTTATTGCTAAGGCGGACGAGGACCCGGACACAGGCGAGGTTGATTACACTGACCCGGTACAACATGAAAAAGCGAATCCGAATTACGGTATAACTATCCGTCCTAACGATATTCTTAATGATGCTTTACAAGCCCAAAATGATCCACAGCAACGCAAGGACTTCTTTTCCAAGTCACTGAATGTGTACACCGCTGCTATGCGAGCCTATTTCAATTTAGACGAATTTAAAGCGTCTGACCGTAAATACAAATGGACACTTGAGGAATTGGCGAAGCTTCCTATTGACTGGTATGGCGGGGCTGATTTGTCTAAGCTGCATGACCTGACAGCATCGGCACTATATGGCAGCTATGGGGAAATAGATATTGTGGTTTCACATGCTTGGTTCCCAGTGGTAGCCGCAGCCAAGAAAGCGGAGGAAGACAACATTCCGCTATTTGGCTGGAAGGAAGATGGCTGGCTGGATATGTGCAATAGTCCTGTAGTCAATTACGCAGATATTGTGAACTGGTTTGTCAAAATGAAGAAGATGGGCTTCAAGATCAAACAGGTAGGTTTTGATCGGAAATTCAGTCGAGAGTTTTATTTGAACATGAAGCGGTCTGGTTTTTCCATGATTGATGAGCCTCAATATTTCTGGCGTAAATCTCAAGGGTTCAGACGAATTGAACAAAAAACGAAGGAAGGGAAATTTTATTACCTTCATTCGCAGGCATATGAATATTGTGTGCAGAACGTTAGTGCCATAGAGAAGACGGATGACATGATTCAATACGAAAAGGTGAACCCTCAGCAGCGCATAGATATATTCGATGCGTCTGTTTTTGCATGTGTAAGAAAGCTTGAAAATATGGAAAAGTCCACGAGTGCTTCAAAGTGGCTTAATGGAGGTGGGTGATTTGGGGCTAAGAGACTGGATACGCAAGAAACGTGACACACGGGCTGCACCGGAAAGCAGTATTGGTTATTTCCTGACACAGGATGCATATGACACGCTTTGTGTACCTGGTTATACAAGGCTTTCTGATAATCCAGAGGTGAAGATGGCTGTTCATAAGATTGCTGATTTGATCAGCAGTATGACAATCCACCTGATGCAGAATACCGCTGATGGGGATATCCGCGTTAAGAATGAGCTTTCTCGCAAGCTGGACGTTAATCCTTACAGCCTCATGACGCGTAAGGCATGGATATACAATATCGTTCAAAACCTACTGCTTTCGGGCGAGGGGAATAGTGTGGTATATCCCAAAATATCAAATGGTTTGATAGCCGATTTAATCCCGCTCAAACCGTCCAGCGTTACTTTTATGGAGACATTAGACGCATATCAAATTTTGTATAAGGGAAAGACCTATCAACATGACGAGGTACTTCATTTTGTTATCAATCCCGATCCTGACCGACCTTGGAAGGGGCAGGGATACCGGGCCATACTCAAGGATATTGTTCATAATCTCAAGCAGGCTACAGCGACCAAGAAGGGGTTTATGTCCGGTAAGTATATGCCCTCACTTATTATCAAGGTTGACGCGAATACGGCGGAACTGAGCAGTGAGGAAGGCCGTGAAAAAGTATTTGATATGTACTTGAAACGCTCTGAGGCAGGGCAACCGTGGATCATTCCTGCGGAAATGATTGATGTGGAGCAGGTCAAACCCCTGAGCCTGAACGATTTGGCAATTAATGATTCAGTACAACTGGATAAGCGAACAGTAGCGGGCATCTTCGGAGTGCCGGCTTTTTTTGTTGGCGTAGGTGACTTTCGGAAGGATGAATATAACAGTTTCATCAATACGACGATTCTGCCGATGGCTACCGGACTTGTCCAAGAATTGACCCGCAAGCTGCTTTACAGCCCGGATTTATATTTCAAGTTTAATCCCCGTAGCCTTTACGCTTATGACCTCAAAGAGCTGGCAGATGTCGGAAGCAATCTTTTTGTTCGCAGTCTCATGCTGGGGAACGAGGTACGGGATTGGATCGGTTTATCGCCGCTTGAAGGATTGAACGAACGCATCATCTTAGAAAATTATATCCCTGCTGGAATGATTGGCGATCAGAAAAAATTAAACCAGGGGGGAGGTGAGGATGATGGATAGGAGCCAGAAGGTTGTACGCAGCCTGTACACGGAGTTAAAGACCCGATCTGAACAGGATGGACAGGACATGTTCATTGAAGGCTATTTTGCTGTGTTCAATCGTCAAACGGAGCTGTGGCCCGGAGCATTTGAAGAGTTAGCCCCTGAAGCGTTCAGTAACACGCTAGGGAATGATGTACGCGCCTTAATTAACCATGACACCACTTTGGTACTTGGTAGGAATAAATCTGGCACGCTGGAGCTTAAAGCCGATTCCCACGGCTTGTGGGGGCGTGTGAAGGTGAATCCGAACGATAGTGACGCAGTGAACATGTATGAACGCGTGAAGCGCGGAGACGTGGACCAGTGTTCCTTCGGCTTCAACATTTTAAAAGAGGATACGGATTGGCGTGAAGATGGAACGGTCAAATGGACCATTCGAGAAGTTGACCTTCACGAAGTTTCTGTTTGTACCTTTCCAGCTTATGCAGATACGGGCGTTCAAGCTCGAAAATCAGAGGTTGAGCAGCACCGTTCGCGGCAGTTGCAGCAACGAAAACACCAATTGAAAGAGAGGCTGAAAAAATAATGGCACTTAGACAAATTATGCTGGCAAAAAAGATTCAGCAGCGTAAAGCTGCTCTTGAAGAACTACTGGGGCAAGAACGCAGCTTGCAAACGAGATCCGATGAGTTGGAATCCGCAATTGAGGAAGCCGCCACCGACGAAGAAATTGCAGCTGTAGAAGAAAGTGTTACGGAGCTGGAGCAGGAGAAGACGGGGATTACTGAGCAGAAAGGTGTATTGGAAGGCGAGATTGCAGCACTTGAAGGTGAATTGGAACAACTCAACAGTCAAGCACCTGATAATACCCCGAACTCTGTACCAGCTCCAGCACCATCCGAAAGAAACCATACACAAACAGGAGGCGAAACAAGAATGAGAGGCAACAAATACGAAACACGGGCGCAAACACTTGAAAGATTGAACCAACCGGAGGTACGTGATTTTTATTCCGCACTGGCTACGGCTGTGAAAGAAAACCGCGCCCTCACAGGAGCAGATGCAACGATTCCTACCGTTGTTATTGACATGATCCGCACGCGCATTGGTGATTTTAGCCGCCTATATAAAGAGGTTGAGGTTGTTCCACTGAATGGTGATGCACGTGTTATTTTGGACGGTGCGATTCCTGAAGCAATTTGGGTTGAAATGTGTGACCCGGTTCAAGAACTGGCAGATGCCTTCACACAAACCGAACTGGATGGTTTTAAAGTAGGCGGCTTTATTCCTCTGTGCAACGCCATTTTAGAGGATAGCATGATTGATTTGGCGAATTTTGTCGAACGCCGTTTAGCGATGGCAATCGGTAAGGCTTTGGACAAAGCAATTTTGATTGGTACAGGCCCGACAGCAAAACAGCCGCTTGGGGTGGTAACAGCATTGAAAGATGATACAAGCCGCAATGTTACCGTGGATAAATCTATCGAAAGTATTGTTACTCAATTGGCTCTAATTGATGATGGAGAAGACGGAGCACCAATTGAAGAAGTTATTGCAGTTATGCGCCGATCCACTTATTACAAGCACATTGTACCGCAAACGCTTGTTAAAACAGCAGATGGTAGAGTGGTTGTACAAAATGCAACTAATCCACTCCTGCCAGACGGTACCCGTATTGTATTTTCGCAGTATGCCCCGGCTGAAACAATCGTCTTGGGTGACTTCAAGAAATATTTGTTGGCTGAACGTGCAGGGGTAAAAATTGAAAGCTCTAAAGAAGTGCGCTTTATTCAGGACCAAACGGTATTCAAGGGTACTGGACGATATGACGGCAAACCAGTTTATAAAGAATACTTTGCGGTGCTCACAATTACAGCGGGGGGTGCTCAGGGATGAGCAAGTTTACAGCGGTAGTAACTGAGGATGTGGCAGCAAACCGACTCCTATCTAAAACGGTAGGAGCAGAAGGAATCACGCTGGCGGCAACTACAGCAGGCGGTACGCCTGACTTCCGTTCAACTGGTACGCTGAAAAAGGGTGATGTTATCACCGTAATCATTAACAATAGCCCCACTTGGTTAGTGGAGGCTGGTGAGGATATCGCGGCCGGGGCAACAGTGGCGGCAGGCGCTGGCGGTGTAGTTGTAGCGTCAGAAACGGGATTTGGATATGTAGCTAAAGAAGTAAAAGCTGGCGAATTGGCTTCTGTGATTCGCTCTACTACCGGAGGCGGCGCAGGGCAACCAGGGCCAAAGGGTGACAAAGGAGCAACAGGCCCAGCGGGACCAACAGGGCCAGCAGGACCCAAGGGCGATAAAGGCGATACTGGAGCAACGGGCGCAGCCGGGGCAAAAGGTGACAAGGGCGATAAAGGTGATCCGGGCGAGGTCACAAAGGTCCAATATGACGCTCTAGCGGCCCGCGTAACGGCTCTAGAAGCCAAGGGTTGATATGGATGCCACCACAATCGTTAACCTTGTAAAAGAACGGCTGGGCATTCGTACAACTGTGCGCGATAGTTATCTGGAGTCTATTACAAAATCAGTGATTACCGAACTGGAAGATGAAAAAGGGCTTGCACTTGATGCGGAGAACTTCAATCATCTTCTTTTTTGTGCTGATTATGCTACATGGCGGTATCAGTCCCGGGATGAATCCGGGGCTATGCCGCGTCACCTTCAATTTCGCCTGCACAACCTTATTTTGCACAACCAGAGGTCGTCATGAGCTGGGATTATGAGCTTACGCTAATCAGGCCCGGTGAAATTACACAGGACGATATAGGCAATCAGATTCCCGGTGATCCAGTAGAGACGGTCATATTGTGCAAACTCCAGTCTGTGGGACGTACTGAGTTTTACAATGCAGCGGTTGCAGGGCTACGGCCTGAAATGGTTTTTGTTATTCATGGCTATGAATATGGCTTTGAACAGTCTGTCCGTTTTGATGGCGTGCTGTACCGAGTTATTCGCACCTATTCAACTGGCTTTGAAGAACTGGAACTAACGTGTGAGAGGGTGGCGGCAGATGGCTAGAGACATTGACATTGATCAGCTTGTTTCCGAAATCACCCGCGCCGTACAGGAATACACTGATGATGTGGAAAAGGGAATTGACCAGCATTTGGATGAAGTAGCCGAAAAGGTACGACAGGAAGCAGAGACAAGCGCACCTAAGCATACCGGGAAGTACGCCAAGGGCTTCAAAGTATCGGACCAAAGCAAAGGGACACTAAAACGGCTGGTGGTCTGGAACAAAAAGCATTCCCGCCGTGTGCATTTGCTGGAGTTTGGACACGCCAAGCGTGGAGGTGGGCGGGTAAGGGCTTATCCTCACTTACGGCCTGCATATGATCACCATGCGGCACATCTCGCTGATGATATCAAGCGCATCATTCGTAACGGAGGTAGGTAATGGAACAATCAGAGTTGTTTGTCGAACTTAAATCACTAGGAATCCCAGTAACTTATAGTCATTTTACAGTGACGGAAAAAAATCCCGCCCCGGCCCCGCCGTTCATAACATTTCAGTTCGCATACAGTTCTGACATGATAGCAGATAACCAAAATTATGTAGATGTTGGGAACTATCAGGTGGAGTTGTACACCACTAAAAAGGATTTGGCTACTGAAAAGAAAGTCCAAGATAAGCTGAAGGAATTGGGCTTACCTTATTCAAAGTTGGAAAGCTGGCTGGATGATGAAAAAATGTATCAGATTTTATATGAAATTCAACTTATAGGAGCGTGACGAAATGCCTAAGAACAAAGTTACATTTGGTTTGGACAAGGTGCATATTGCTTTTTACGATGAGGACAGCACAACTCAACCCGCTTGGGGTACACCAATCCCTATTCCGGGCGCGGTTAGATGGACACCGGAGGCGCAGGGCGAACAGTCGGAGTTTTACGCCGATAATACCAAATATTATGTAGCGACTTCGAACAATGGCTATACAGGTGAATTGGAATTAGCATTGGTTCCCGATGATATTCTGGCCAAAATGCTTGGATGGATCATCGACGAGAATGGAATGTTGGTGGAAGTGTCTGACGCAACGCCTAAAAAGTTTGCGCTGCTTGGACAGGTACAGGGCGATCAGAAGAACCGCCGTTTTGTTTATTACGATTGCCAAGCTGACCGCCCGGCTAAGGAACGCCAGACGAAAGGTGAATCCGTCGAAGTTGCAACCGATGTATTGAACCTGACAGTTTCCCCGATTGAGCTTGGTGGGCGCACAGTTGTTAAAGGTGACCTGGAGCTAAATGAAACAAATGCTGCTGCTTATAGCGCGTTTTTTGATTCTGTGTATACGCCTAAATTCACAAATGTAACTACAGGGGGAGCAGAAGCATGAGAGATTTAACCATTGGTAGCAAGCAAATTCGAATCAAGGCGGGTGCCTTGGCTCTTTTATTTTATAAGCAGGAATTTAAGTCGGATTTGCTGGGCGATATGTTGAAAATGGTGGGCGGTAATGTGGGGGGAGGACCAAACGTTGAAATTGATCCAAGCTCTATTGATTTTCTTGCCAACTTGCAAATGGTCTGGGCTATGGCTAAATCAGCCGAATATCCAAAACCATATGACGGCTTTTCGACATGGCTTGCCGCTTTAGATGATGATCTGGATTTTTCGGACACAACATTCTTTGTCGGGGCATTGGAGGAAGCCACGGAAGGCTTTTTTCGTCAGCAGTCCAACGGGATCAAAGGCGGCGTCCCAGCCAACCAATGATTCCCATCTTGAAATGGATTTGCTTGCCATCGGTAAACGGATTGGTTTGAGCTTTACGGAGATTAATGATTTGAGGTGTCAGGATCTTATAGACTTAGCCCGTAGCTTCACAGGTAGCGACAACGAGGAAGAAACCAAAGAGGCGACACAGGATGATATAGACGCATTTTACGGCAGATAAGAGGGGAGGTGTAGATTTTGGCTGAAACGATCAAGGGTATTAATGTCGTTATTGGAGCAGAGACAAAAGGGCTATCGGCTGCTTTATCAGATGTGAATAAACGTAGTAAGGATTTACAGGGTGAGCTAAAACAGATTGATAAGCTGCTTAAATTTGACCCTGGGAATACGGAGCTATTAGCACAGAAGCAGAAGATTTTAACGGATGCCATTTCAAACACTTCGGACAAGCTTCAAACCCTAAAGGCAGCGCAGCAGCAAGTAGCTGACCAATTCGCGCGTGGCGATATCACAGAAGGTCAGTACCGTGCTTTTCAAAGAGAGCTTGTCCAGACTGAACAGGAATTGAAAAGGCTACAAAACAGCCTGAATAGTTTGAACGTGCCAACAATTAACGTTGTCATTAATGGAGACACCAAGGATTTATACGCATCATTGGACGTTGTTAACAAGCGTAGTAAAGAGCTGCAAACGGAACTGCGGCAAGTGGACCAGCTTTTGAAATTTGATCCAGGTAACACGGAATTGCTTGCTCAAAAACAAAAGCTTCTATCCGATGCCATTTCCAATACATCCGATAAGCTGAACACGCTTCGCAGCGCTCAACAACAGGTCACAGAGCAGTTTCAGCGTGGCGAGATATCGGAAGAACAGTATCGAGCTTTTCAACGTGAACTAGTTCGCACAGAACAGGAACTTCAACGGTTTGAAAACGGCTTACGTGAAGCCCGTGGAGAACTGGACGATTTAAGCGATGAAGCAGGCGATGCAGGCAACAAGATAGGGGAAGTCGGGGAAAAGTTTAAAGCGGCAGGCGATAAAATTAAAGGTGTCGGCGTAGGACTTACGGCGGGTGTTACTGCGCCGCTTGTGGCTATCGGTGCGGTAGCTGGGAAAACGGCGATGGATCTAGACGCAGCAGCGGGGAAAATGGAAGCTTCCTTGGGGATCACGGCAGAGGAAGCGGAAAAGCTGGCTGTTGCAGCACAGGGTATCTGGAAGAACGGATTCGGAGAAAGCCTTGGTGAAGTTAACCAAGCTCTTATTACCACTAAAACTAATATCCGGGGTTTGGACGATTCAACTCTGACGGATCTAACCCAAAAAGCAATGATTTTGAAAGAAACATTTGATGCAGAAGTGAATGAAACAACCCGTACCGCTTCCGTGCTGATGAAGAACTTCAAAATTTCTGGATCGGATGCTATGGACCTTATCACCGTAGGTTTTCAACGCGGGGGTAACTTTTCAGATGAATTGCTGGATACCTTACGGGAATATTCGCCACAGTTCAAGGGATTGGGCTACAGCGCCGAACAGTTCACCGCTATTCTGATTGCTGGTGCAGAAAAAGGCGCGTTCAATCTGGATAAAATTGGGGACAGTGCAAAGGAAGCCTTTCTTCGTATCGGAGACGGTAGCGGTGGTTCGCGCGACGCATTAAAAGCTTTGGGTTTGGACTTCAAAAAAGTGGAGAACGACATAAACAGCGGCGGGGCATCAACCCAAAAAGCATTTATGGCTGTTACAACAGCTATTTCCTCCATTAAGGACCCGGCAAAGAGGGCGCAAACTGCTGTTGCTCTCATGGGTACACCGCTGGAGGACTTAGGGCCTCAGTTCCGTGACTTTTTCGCCACGGTAAATACTGACCTAGGAGAATTTAGAGGATCAACGGATAAAGCGGGAACTGCACTTAAAGATAATTTGGGTGACCGATTCACGATCTTAATTCGGAACCTACAAAGCAGTTTGACCCCATTAGGGGAAACACTGGTAAGCCTAGCCGAAAAAGCTCTGCCTCCGATCACACAGGCCGTGGACACCCTTGCGACTGCGTTTTCGTCTATGTCTCCATCTATGCAAATGGTTGTGCTTGCTATAGCGGGTATTTTAGCAGCCATTGGCCCGTTGGTTGTAATCTTCGGCACCATTATATCTTCTATAGGTACGATTATCACAGCCTTTAGCGCGGTATCTGGAGCCTTTGCCGCTTTTGGTCCGGTTGTTGCTGCACTGACCGGACCTATAGGTATAGTAATAGTGGCAATAACCGCTTTAGTGGCTGGTCTGACCTATCTATACAACAACAACGAAACGGTGCGTAATGGGCTTAATGCCGCTTGGGAAGCTATCAAGGCGGCAGCGATGGCTATCTTTGGAGCAATTAAAGACTTCTGGGACCAATGGGGCGGGCAAATCACTGAACTGTTTCAAGGAATGTGGGATCTAGTCAAGTCTGTATTTGACACCGTTATTAACGCCATTGCCGATGTGGTCAAGTCCGTTTTTGACGGTATAAAAGCTTTTTGGGATAAGTGGGGCAAAGATATTACCATATTCTTTAAAGCGAATTTGGAAGCCTTAAAGCTTATCTACGGCACTATTTTTTTGGCAATCTTTGAAGCCATAAAATTTATATTCAATGAGATTAAAGCCTTTTGGGATAAATGGGGCAGCACCATTATTGAAGCCTTTAAAGGGATTTTTACAATCCTGAATACCATCTTCGGTGCAACATTTAACGCATTATTTGTTGTGATCAAATCCATCTTTACGCAAATTAAAGCTTTCTGGGATACCTGGGGAGCTACAATAACCACGCTGTTTAAAACTGTATTTGCAGTGGTGAAGACAGTTTTTTCAGGTACTTGGAACGCTATCAAAATCATCATCGAAACCGTCATTGGGGTTATCTCTGGCATTATTAAAACATGGCTGGCTATTTTCAAAGGGGATTGGGCTGGAGCTTGGGAAAATGCAAAGTCCGTTGTTACGACGATCTGGAACGGCATCACAGGATTGTTTAAAAACGCGTTCCAGACGATGGTTAAAATCGGTCAAGATATCATCCGAGGCCTTATAAAAGGTATCGGTGAAATGAAGGATGCGGCTGTTAAAAAAGCCAAGGAAATAAGTGAGAGTGTCGGGGGTTCTATAAAAGAGTTCTTTGGTATTCATTCACCGTCCCGATTAACTACAGAATACGGTGAATACATCGCGCAGGGCTTGGCGAACGGGATTGATAATAAATCTAAAGCAGCTGAAAAATCCGCCAAAAATACAGCAAAAAAGGTGAATGATGCTTTTAAAGAATCGTTTGCCAGCGCACAGCATAAATACAAAGTCGGTACGCTGGATACGTCACAGTACATTGCTGCTCTGCAAGGTGTGCAGGGACAATATGCTAAGACCTCAGCGCAATACCGCAAAGTAACAGAAGAAATATCTAAGGTAAACAAGACTTTAACCAAGGAACAGGAACAGGCGCTAAAACAGTCTTTTGACAACTCTAAAGCGTGGATTGATAAGCAGACTCAAGCGAATCAGCTTTCGTTGACTCAGCAGCTTGTAGCCTGGGAAAAGGTACAGGCCCGGTATAAAGCTGGATCGGAGCAACGAAAGGCAGCAGAGGAAGCAGCAGGAAAGGTGAGACTGGAGATTTATAATCAGTTGAACCAAGCGGGCGACGACTTTTTGGCCAAAACCAAGGCTATCAATGAAAATGTGGCGGCTGAAGAATTACGGCTGAATCAGGTATATGAGCAGGCTGTAGAGCAGCGGGCGAAATCTATTAATGATTTTGCTGGCTTATTTGATGCTGTCGTCATGAAGTCGGAGACAACCGGACAACAGCTCCTAGATAATTTGCGCGGTCAGGTGGATTATCTTGCTACCTGGGCCTCAAGCATTGAAACACTGGCGGCACGAGGCATTGATAAAGGTTTGCTGGAGGAATTACGACAGATGGGTCCGAAAGCTGCGCCTGAGCTTGCAGCGTTGAATGAATTGACAGATGCCCAACTAGCGGAATATTCAGAGCTTTGGCGTACCAAGTCCGCAGAATCACGGGCTATTGCGGTGCAGGAGTTACAAGGAATGCGGCAAGACACTGACCTTCAGATTCAACAGCTTCGTGCCAAGGCTAACACGGAAATGGACGGTCTGAAAAAGGACTTTGAAGCGAAGATAAAAGCCATCCGGTCCGGTACCGTTGGTCAGTTTAATGCTATGAAGGCGGATCTGCCCACCATCGGCAAGCAGGCAATGCAAGGGTTGTTGAATGGTTTGTCTTCCATGCAGGGGGCTGTAACAGCTAAAGCGCGGGAGATTGCCAATTCTGTTCGTACTACCATGCAAAAAGCGTTGGATATTCATTCACCTTCAAGAGAAATGGCATGGATCGGTGAAATGGCTGGTCAGGGGCTTGTACAAGGTATGGCAGGCATGATGTCCAGTGTTCGGCAGCAGGCGCATGAAATGGCTGTAGCTGTTCAACCTTCTGTGTCACCAACAACAGGTGATGCCACTGCAAGTGGGACAACTACCATTAACATGGAAGGCTTGTTTGCTGGAGCAATATTTAACGTCAGACAGGACGAAGACATTAAATCGTTGGCTAAAGAGATGGCGTATGAATTATTTGCGCTTACTCAAGGAGCCGCACGCGGGGCAGGTGGAACACGTTGATTGATGAAATGATATGGCTTGGTGGGAAGTCCAATGCAGAATTGGGCTTTTTTGTGCTGGGTACGTCCAAACGTCCGGGGTTGCCGAATACGGTAGACCGGACGTTATCTATTCCGGGGCGTAACGGGTTGTGGAATTATGGGGCCGATCATGAGGCCAGGAACTTCAACTATGAATGTGCTTTTATCACGAAAGATTATATGGAGCTGCAACAGCGTGTCATGACCTTAGCGGCACATTTGGTGGACAGCTACGGCAAGCCGCGAGAGCTAGAGCTAAAGCAGCGGGAGCGCCCAGGACAGGCGTTTGTAGTGCAGTATGCAGGAAGCTTTGACGTGGAGCGCATCATAGGGGTAGGCAAATTTTCCTTGCCTTTAGTCGCTTTTGATCCGTTTGCCTATGGTCAGGAGCGCATAACTGAATTGCATATAACTGAGTCCCCTCAAGAGATTCAAGTATTTAGCGGTGGTAACATTAGAGCTTTTCCATATATCGTACTGACCAATGTGGGAACAACGACTTTGCGTAGCTTCAGAATTGCTAATGAATATCAAGTAGAATAGGAGGTTTTTATATTGGCAGACATACTTTTGAGCAAAAGTAATTGGTGGAAAACGGCCTGCATTAACGCAGCCTTGAGGGGGACCAACTTCACAGCCCCTCAGACCGTGTATATCGCTCTATATACCAGCAACCCGACAGATGCAGACACAGGGCAAGAAGTAACCGGAGGCGGCTATGTACGGCGTGCTGTTACGTTTGGTGCGCCAGTTATTGCCGATCGTAGGGCGGTTGCGTCCAGTGCAGCAGATATATCATTCCCGATAGCTGGAGCTGATTGGGGATTGATAACGCATATTGGTATTCGTACGGCAGCTACTGGAGGTAATTTAATATACCACGGAGCTGTAAAAACGCCGCGCACGGTGCAAACCAATGACACGCTTCGTTTCGTAGCTGGGCAAATCACAATAGACGAAGGGTAGGGTGCTGAACCTTCAGCAGACCCATTAGACGAAAGGGAGGCGTAACACATGGAAAAAATGTATGCTCCGGTGGTGAATTCGCCGCGTACAGAGTTGGCAGAACTTATCACCGCCACTCAGACCGAAATCAAGATAACGAATGCTGCTGTATTGCTTCAAGGTGAAGGTATAGCAGTTATAGGCAATGGGGATGTAGCCGAAACAATCACATATACAAGCATAGAAGATAACACGCTTAAAGGATGCGTACGTGGCTTTGAAGGCGTAGCGCGAGCTTGGGCATCCGGTGCTGTGGTAGCGCGTAACTTTACAGCGTCCGATCTTCGAGCGGCACAGCATAACATTGAAGCTCTTGATGACAAGTTGCGAGGTATGGAACTTACAGACGCTTATATGTATTACGTGGATGCCGTTAACGGATCAGATTCAAATGATGGTCTGACCAAGGACAAGGCTTTCAAAACTATCGCCAAAGCGGTCAGCATAATGAAGCCCATAAGCCTGTCCCGGTTCTCTATTGTGCTGTTACCAGGAACGTACGATGAAGATGTTGAGATGAAGCACAAGCTGCGTGCTCAGACGCTGGAACTAAAGGGAGAAACAGATGATGCCAGCTTATACAAGGTTAAATCTGTTACTTTGGACAATTTTACAAACCGCGCAGGCATCTACAACTTAACAATCACAACGACTGAAAAGGTTGGTATATCTCTGGTCTATTGTAATCGAACTTTGATTGAGAACGTTGTTATTGAAGGGCCTTCAACAAGCCAGCATGGTATTAGTAGTTATGACGCTAACGCACGGATTGTAAACTGTAAAATTTCTAATCGCAATATTGGTATAGCTGCTGATGCCCGTTCTTGGTTCTATATCGAAAATTGTACAGGGTCCGGGAACGTTACAGGTATACAATCGCAGCTGGGTTCTATCATCGTCGTGGCTGGAACTGTTCCAAAAGGTGCAACGGATGAAAAATCGCCATTATCAGGTCAAATATTCGGAAATACGCCTTTCGTGTATCTGCGAAGCGGGGGATATACATTGCCGGCTAATTCCACTCCTACTGATGTACCAATAACGACAGTGATGGAAGACACCTACGACATGAAGAATGGAAACACAGTAGTGATCAATAAAAGTGGGTGGTACCATATTAATTCACTGGTCACGGTAGAAAGCTTGCCTAATACCAAAATCGCAGACCTGACAGTACAGAAGAATGGAGCGAATTTAACATCCCGACAAGGTGCAGGGCTAGGTACTGGATTAGTCACTTTTTTGACGTTGGATGATCAACAATACTTGGTAGCTGGAGACGTTATATCTTTTAAAGTCTTTCAAAGTGACGTGGCAGACCATAACGTATATAACACTCAAATAAGGCTTACATGCATCGGGCAAAGAAGAACGTAATTTAGGAGGGAGGTCATGTTTAACACAACAGGATTCAACAACCTTGCTCTTAATTCGGGCAGCTCAGCGGATGGAAATGTTATTGATTTGTCTGCGCATCTATCCGGTCAGGGACAAATGTATTCCCGGCGTAAAGAGGTGATTGGGGCCGATGCTGGTAATGCATTCAATCTTATGGCTTTTAATACTCCAGACTCCAGCGTATCAATCGAATACATTTTAGATTTTAACTTGGATATGACCGCAGGCGCGGAATTATCAGGCGAAGGCCGGGCGCAATCTGATTTTGTCCGGTCTTATGATTTGGAAGCAGTGCCTATGTCCGGTGATGGGCGAATGTCGAACGCTGATTACGTCCGAGAAATCTTAATGAGAGTTGTACCGATGTCTGGGGAGGGACGTTTACAAGCCGAAGCAAGCCGCTACCACACGGATTATATTGAGCTTGTAGGTTCATTTGCACCGGGGGATCGAATCATTATTGATTCCAAGAATCTCAAAATTACAAAGAATGGCCAGAATGCTTTGCACGAGATGCAGGGCAATTTTTTTGATTTAAACCTTGGAAATAATGTTTTGAGTTGGACGGACCCGGAAACCGGGCGTGACATTCTATTCCGTATCACCTACCGTGATCGGTTTGTATAAAGGAGAAAACATGAGAACACATGTGACAGTTTATGATTTACAAATGCGCCGGGTGGCATTTCTGGAAAATGCATTCGATATTGGTTATGACGCATCAATGAACGCACTTTGGACAGCTCAATTTTCTTTGCCTGCGGGGGATGAAAAAAACGCTGAGTGTCAGCCGCTTTATTTTGTAGAAATATTTGACGGTGATGTTCGTCTTGAGTTGTTCCGCATCCTATCCAGTGCAGCAAAGCGCGGCAGTGGCGGGGAAACAATCACATATCAGTGCGAACACGTTTTAGCTACTCTTTTGGATGATGTGCTGTTTCAATATCACACGGTTGGTAATTTGGGTTATTACACACCGCAAGTGCTTAAATACATTCTAGATAGGCAGACTACACAACGTTGGCGGCTGGGTGACATTCAGTTCTCACACCAGTATGAATATAATTGGGAAAATGAGAACCTTCTAGGTGCTCTATTTTCCGTTCCGCAGCCATTCACGGATGAATACATGTGGACGTTTGATACTACGTCCTACCCGTGGACTCTGAACCTTGTACAGCCCTCCGCACGAGAGGAAGCGTACATTCGATACGGAGTGAATTTGCAGGGCATAGAACGAAAGGTAGACCCGTCTCAGGTTACTACACGTATTTATGGCTTGGGTTACGGTGAAGGGGTTAACCAACTCTCGTTCGCTGATATTAATGGCGGTAAGCCATATATTGACGCAGAACCGGAATACATTCAGCGCTTTGGCCTTGTACAAACCATTTTTGCTGACAAACGTTTTGAATTTGCTGACACCTTATTAGCACGGTGCCGGGCCATGCTCAATGAACTGAAGGTGCCAAGCATGCAATATACGGTTGATGCCGCTGAAATCTACGCGATAACAAAGGACCCTATTGACCGTTTTAAAGTAGGGGCTATGGTTCGGGTGCAGGACGCGGAAATGGGCATTAACATTAAGGCCCGAGTGGTCAAAGTAGGCAAAAGCAACATTCTGGGACAGCCCGGAGCGGTAAAATTGGAGATTGCCAACAAAACACAAGATATTGCCAGCAGTATAGCGGACTTACGGAACCGAATGCATATAAGCGAGGTATACGCACAGGGCGCAACTAATCTAGATACACGGGATTTTTCTGATAACTGCGACCCGGATCATCCCGCCATACTTAAATTCTATGTACCTGATGAAACTGTCCGAATTAATAAGGTGATGCTGTCTTTCCAAACAGAAGCTTTCCGGGCATACAGTAAAGCCATTGAAGGCGGCGGGGGAGTCAGTACAACAACGGCAGCGGGTGGGGCTTCTGTACCATCCACATCTACGTCAGCAGTTCAAACACCAACTACTACTACATTAGCGGCAACTGTTGAATCTGCTAGTACATCTGATAAATGGTCTCAGTATTCCACCTTTGTCCCTCAAGCAGTTGATATGGGAGGGGAACATAATCACGGTATACCGGACGGGACTAATCTCGTTACAAGCACAGGAGAGAACGTCACATTTTCCATGTCTGGTAGTCATAGTCATGCTCTGACTTCGGATCATAGTCATAGAGTAACAATCCCTGGCCATAGTCACAGAGTAACGATACCTGGTCATAATCATACGGTTGAGATCCCTGAACACTCACACGATCTGACCATACCAGAACATACTCATGAAATTGAGTACGGAATTTATGAAGGACCTCAGCCAAACAACGTATCAATTATGGTAGATGGTAACGTGGTTCCTATAAGAGATACTAGCGGTAATGATATCAATATAATTCCTTATCTTTCAAAGGATGGGGATGGACGAGTATCTCGCGGGACATGGCATGAAATACAAATAGCGCCCAATAGCTTAGGGCGCGTTGTTGCGAATGTTGTCACTCAATTGTTTGTACAGAGTCGAGGTGGGGGAAACTATTGATTTACTCCTAGAACTTGCAGGGTATCACTACCCAAATAAGGTACACTGTTTTTAAACATAATAGTGGCCGTTTTTTCGGCGTTAGTTAAAGTCTTTCCTTCTGGATTTTCATACATGGATACAGGAAACACAACGCTATTTTCACCATATGAAAAAGTGGTCTCTTGCCCTACAACATATTTGATTCCATACTTTTCATTTGCTTCTCTAGCTGAAATCCATGTAACTTTTTTTTCAGTAGGTTGAGCGGTAATTTGATTTGTAGCTTGGCTCACTGGTTTTTCGGCTCCTTCCGATTTAGATTGCAAATCAATCTTCTTGCTCTTTGCATCAAATTGCAAATCATATCCGGTCAACCCGGCAACCTCTCTGACTGGTAAATATGTAGTGCCTTTATATACGAGTGGATCTGATTTAAGTGTTTGCTGCTGACCATCTACAGAAATAGCATATTTACTTACTACAGCTTGGACAGTTGGGGAGGTAGCAGCTACAGCCGCCGTTGCCGATCCGATCAACATACCAGCTACTAAACCGATTATCATTTTTTTCAAGGGGTACAGCTCCTTTTTTCATAGATTATACCATTTATTACGGTATCTCATGGCAAAAATTTTAGTTTGTTTGGGGGTGATATATTTCCCGGTATAATTGACTTTACTTCCCAACTAATTGTAAGGTATTAACATCTACTATTAGCGAGGAAGGTTGTTAGAAGAATGAGGAAAAAACTTACTCTACTTTTTCTTGTGACTGTTTTTATTTTCACTATCGGGATTTCATATGCGTTCGGAAAAAATTTTACTAATTTAAAAGCGGGTAGCTTTTCTAGTACTGCGCCTGGGGGACTGGATAAAGAAAGCAATAACGCAGTCACAGCAGATAAGTTTGGTGCCACCGGGAACGGGACAGATCAGACGAAATCTATCCAGTCTGCCCTTAATTACCTTGAAAGCATAGGAGGCGGTAAACTTGTCCTTGGCAAAGGAACATATCTCCTGAGTCTCGCAAAAAGTGCACATAACAAGGCATGTATAGTGGTTCCGGCTGGAGTAACAATAGAGGGGGCGGGTATGGGTGTCACCATCCTTAAACGTCTTGAGAGCGAGCGTAGCCAAGACGGTATACTGCTCGTTAATAAAGGCTACGACAAAAAGGGAGGTTATACAGCTGCGGGTAACATCGTATTACGAAATTTTACGATTACGGACGGTGCTGTGACCGCAACACCGAGGACTTACGGGGATTTAATTGCACTAGGACATGCTGACAACGTGTTAATTGAGCGTGTCCAATCGTTAAATCACGATCAACATTTCGCCGACATTTGCGGCTCTAGAAATATAACCATAAGAAATTGTGTTGGTTACAATCTACAAGATACCTACGGGTCAGCTACAGTACAAGTTGATCGCGCAAAAAATCTAGGCATTTGGGGCCTGCTGCTGGATGGCACAAATCCTGAAAGTATAAAGGTGTCAAATAATAGGATAACATCTACGTCTGAGTTGGTTTTACAACTTGGGCATGATCAATCCAACGTTAAGGATTTGAAATTAGTGAACAATACGATTACTTGTACGAATAAAACTAAAAGCCAAGTTGCAATAGGTAATGATGAGGATACTTCCATATCAAGGACTGAAATTAAAGGTAATATAATAGAACTTAACAATACTGATAGTGCTGGTATACACTTAGTAAGCGACCCTAAAAACAAGTTCAAAGACATTTCCATCTCCAACAATACTATAAGTGGAAATATGCGAGCTGCAATTTTCATTGGCAGTTCTATAACGTCAAGTTAAAATATTTTTTTTATTACACGCCCTTTATGGCGTGTTTTTTTATGCCCTTGGAGTGGCCAGGACTTTTTGAATTCAGAGCAGGGAAATTTTCCTTAGCATAGAGAAACGGGGGAAGAGTTATGCATGAGAAAGTCGATCAGGCAATTAAAAGCTTATCCGCAGGGGCCATGATCGGTTATTTTTTCGGGGGGTGGACAACGATGCTAACGCTATTGTGGTGGATGGTCGTTATCGACTTCTTCACTGGATGGGCAGCAGCTTGGATTAATGGAGAATTGAAAAGCAGGAAAGGGTACTATGGTATAGCTCGTAAGGTAGCAATATTTCTAATGGTTACAATTGCTCATTTGATTGATCGTATTCTTGGAGATGCGCACTATTTCCGAGATGCGGTCATTTTCTTTTACTTGGCGAATGAATTGCTATCAGTCATTGAAAATGTAGGGAGAATGGGGGTTCCGATGCCCGATATTTTACGTAATGCCGTGAAAATCTTCGAGTCTCGTTCCCAGGCGCCTAAAAACCCGAATATGCCGGACCCGGATCCAGAAAAAAAAGACCAGGGGCAAAAGCCTGCTGTATAAGGAGGATTTATTTTGCAATCACGTAAAAAAGGTAACGCGCGGGGAATCGACGTATCCCGATATCAAGGAAACATTGATTGGAAGGCGGTTAAGGCTGACGGTATTTCATTTGCCTTCATCAAGGCCAGCCAGGGGCAACGCTACGTTGATCCTACATTCAATACGAATGCTAAAGGAGCCAGAGCAGCCGGGGTATTGCTGGGTGCATATCACTTTCTAGATGCCACCAGTGTTGAAGCAGCGAAAGCGGAAGCAAGGCATTTTGCAGAGGTATTGGAACAGGTAGGGGGTGGGAAGTCACTGGACTTGCCGCCTGTAATGGACTATGAAAACAATCCCGGCAAGCTGTCTAAAATACTTATTAGCGCTGTAGCGTTGGCCTTCCTGATTGAGCTGGAGCGACTTACAGGACGCAAGCCCATTATCTATACAGGGAATGCATTTGCAACCAATTTTAACGCCTCATTGGGCGGTTACCCTTTATGGATAGCCCGATACAGTGAAACGCGCTTACCGAGCGACACAGTGACGTGGAAACGTTGGGACATCTGGCAGTACAGCGATAGCGGCAAGGTCAAAGGAATTGCTGGTAACGTTGATCTGAATGAATTTGATGGAACTGCGGATGAGATTCGTACACGGTTCAATAAGAAGGGAGCAAATAAAGTGGCAGAACAACAGAGAGACATTAACAAGGTTAGCCCGTGGGCAGCGGAAGTATGGGAGGAAATGACCAAGAATGGTTACTTTGATGGAACACGTCCCGGCGCACCGATTACACGGGAAGAAGCTGCGGCAGCTCTAAGCCGTCTACGTCAAAACATTCTCAAGGGGGATAAATAACCATGATCGAACAATACATCACAAATATTACGCTGTCACTGATTGGACTTGGTACGCTTGGCCTGCTTATACTGGCAACCTCCTTGTATCGAAAGGTTAAACCGATCTATGAAGCAAGGTTCAGCATTGAGCAACGTAACCGGATTGGACAACTAGCCCGAGACGCTTATGCATGGGTAGAGCGAAACTATGCTGGAGCTGGCGCGAAAAAGTTTCACGAGGCTGTTAAATATTTGACGGTTAAGGCAGGTCAGTTAGGTATTGTTATAAAGTCGGAAGAAGTAGAGGCAGCCGTTCAGAAGGCGTGGGAAGAATTTAACCCCGGCAAAATAAAGAGCGCGTAA